TAAATGAAGCACGAGCTGCCTTAAATGTATTCAAATCAAAAGTATCATAGTACTTATCATTGTCATTTGTTGCTGAAGCATTTTTAACAAGACGAGTATCATCTGCTTCTGTTTGAGTAACTTCTTCGCCTGCTTCAATCAATTTTTCATTAAGTTCATCAAGTTCTTTCTGACGCTTTGCTTTTGCCTGTGAAAGATAATCTCCCATAGACAACATTTGTGTTTGTCCGTCATCACCAATGTAAGCACCTTTCCAAGATGTTGCTTTAACACTATTTGGTTTGAAAGGCGGGAACCAAAGAACAGAATAGTATTCTTCAGTATCAACAAGACGGTCAACTCTCCAAACTTTGTATTTAAGTACAGTGTTGTATAAAGATCTTGTAAGCAAACGACCTTGTGCATCTGTTTGATTGTTTACTGTACCTGGGAGTGCGCGACCTGTAACTTCTCCTAAACGATATTGAGCGTCTCCTTGTGTTGGAGAAATATACATATCATAGAAGTTTTGAATTGTTTGTAAAGCAGCTTGTGTATTTATTTGGTTATTGAATATTTTTGCGTCATCGCCCATTGAGCGAACAGAATAACCTTTTTCATCAAGATATGAAACGAGTTCAGATGATCCTTCTGAAGAGTTCTGCAAGTTGAGGAACTCTGAAAGAGTCATTCCTATTCCGCCTGCAGCATCATACACATTTTTTACAAGGCCATTGTAATCTGCCTTTATTTGTGCAAGGTTATCCATCGTGCCCACTTCATAAGGTGAGCCATTGTAAAATTCTTCTGTATTCATCAAAACCTCTAATAAGTAATTAGTAAGAATTACTTAATTCTGATTGGACCTAAGAAGTCGGTCATATCAGTGATAGTTGCATTAACGACAGTATCTTTAACTTTAACATTATTAAGAATGTCATTTGTTTGTTCGAGAATGCCTTGTGTAGAATCCATAAGGTTATTGATTGCATTCTTAATTCCTTCAGGCATAGCAGCTGAAAGAATATTTTTGAGACCTGCGCCGTTTACGCCGTTTTCATCAATACCATCTTTGCCGAATAATGCAGTACCCATTGTATCTTTGAATGTGTCACCTGCTTTCTTCCATTTATCTTTATTGCCGTATTCTTTGATTGGGTTGTTATACTTATCACCTTTATTTGTAAACTTGTTGAATGAGTCAACAAGACTTTTCTTATTTGCATCATACTGTTTCATACCAAATGAAACAAGATTTTTTGTCATATTGATTGCAGAGTCAACACCAGAAAGTGTTTCGTTGATTTCATCGAGAACCTTCTGAACCTGCTCTGTCTTACAGTCCATATCAAGCAAGTCCCAAATCATTTGAATGATTTCACCAATAACAGAAATGAGTAATGCAGCAATTTTCTCTGCAACCATCTGTGCAACCTGAGCAGCCGCAGGCGGGTTTATCCAACACTGTGCAGCAAATGCGACCATCTTAACGACAGGAACAATTACTGAAAGAATTAAGAGAAGTACTTTCTTTAATGTGTTGATAACTTTTAATAAAGCAAGAATTGACTGAAGAATACCGAGTTCTTTTGCAATACAAGCAGCAGCTTTAGCAGCTTGTTCATTTGCTGCTTTGTTTGCTTTATTCATTTGGTCTTCAACATCTTTATCTGCTTGGTCAGCAGCAGCGCCTGAGCCGCCGCCTACTCCTGCTTCATCTTCTTCATCATCTTCATTATCACTATCAGAGCTGTCGCCATCACTTTCAAGTAATGCAGCTTTAAGTTTATTGAACTCAGGATTAGAAGATTCAAAATCTTCAGATGTTTCATCTTCAGTATCACAGCCAGGGTTGAACATTTCAGTTGTGAGTCCAACACCATCAGGAACTTTTGAATATGGGAAAGGACCTTGAATAATTACACTAGGAATCATTCCTGCAATTTCATTTAATAAGAAATTGATTTGGTCATCAAAATTGCTTTTTGGTAAAAATAAGTTATCACCAAGATCACCACCTAAAGCAGCTTGAGCTTTAAGTTGACTTAATGATATATCATTTGAAGGAGATGCTCCTCCGTTAATTCCTGATGTTGTTGTTACGAAATTGTCATTATCGACAACTTCGGGTTTTTTGAACTTTGGAAGATTAGCAGCTTCTTTTTGAAGAGCTTTAATTCTTTGCTCAATTGTGTCAATAATGGCAGCCTGCTCATCTTCCCATTCTTCTTCACCAGTTTTTCTGATTTCTCGTTTTGGGTTTAAGTCAGCATCACCCCATTCATAATCGGAGCCGAGATATTGGTCATAAACTTTCTTTAAGAACTCATCGTTGTTTTCTGCCATAATCAATTAGTCCTTAATCATCAAAGTCGGAATATCTCATCTTCATACAACTTTTCAACAACTGAAAGATTTGGTCCTGAATCCAATCTTCAGGATATGTAATTCCAATTTCTTTCCAATACTGATGTGTGTCAAATAAGTTTTCATTTGAAAGTTGATTATATGCATCACAAAGATTGTTGCGGATAATACCAATGATATGTGTTGTGCGGTCTTTTACATAATGCTGAACATCTTCTTTACATTTACCAATATTGTTACTTACAAGCATTTGGTACAATTCAATTTGAAGGTCACGGAGTAATGAATCAACTGCACTTTCAACAAGATTAGTAAATACACGAGTTTTTGGATTGTTCTTATACGTTTTTACTTCTTCAATAAGATAATATGAATCACCACCAGCAACATCAGAAAGATTTTCTCTTCCTGTTACTTTGCGAGATTCTTTCTCGATTCCTAATGAATCTACAATAGCATCTTCAAGAATTGAATAAATTAAACGATTGAAAATTGGACGAAGAGATTGTAAGAATGGAGCAACTAATGAAAATTGTCTTGATATAACATAACGAGTTCTTTCTTCAACTTGACGCTTTGCTTCCATCAATTCTTTTGCATTAACACCAGTATCGCCTTTTACTGATTCTGCTTTTGAAAAATCAACTTGAAAGTCACCAAGCTTCAAACTTTTCGCATTTTTGAAAAGCAAATATCCTAATGAAAGAATTAAACAAATTATGCTTATTATTAAAATCACAAAAAGAACAGGATGCGCACTGAACAAAGTCAGTAATCCTGTTCCTGAAATTACCTCTGCGTCCATAACAAATTAGTTACAGGCGGCTTGCATCAAATACAATTTTATGAGCAGTATCTGCAGTTGTTTCAACAACATACATCTTATTGATTGTTTTCTTGTCTTTGTCATCGCCAATGAATGCGCCGCGAATGTCTGCACTGATCTTGAATTCTTTATCGAAAACATCAGCAGGATTTGGCTTAATCATATTTGTCTGTTTCTTACCGATTGTTGACTTTGCAACAACCTGAAGACCAATGCGTTTTGCGTAGAATGTTTTCTTCTGAAGAGAAGAAACCACGAAAAAGTTCACATAATTACCTGCAGAAGTTTTAACATCTGCAGCAAGGATTGTACCTACTTCCATTTCTCTCCTCCTTAGTATGCTTTGTACTGATAAGAACCAGCAGGACGGCGATGCCAGCGACGAGCAGCCTGAGCTTTGCACTGTTCGCAATATGCTTCATATTCAGCGCGAGCTCGAGGAAGATAAACATTGTTGATAACTTCTGCGTGAGCCTTCTGAAGTTCAACGAAAGCATCTTCTGTTTCGTTGCGGGCAGCCTCAAGAATTGCCTCAGTATTGAAACCATTCTTTGCAAGAACACCTTCAACAACTTCTACCTGGCGGTTTGAAAGGTAGCCTTTGTCCTTGTACTGTTCGATGATTGAAGGAATGAAGTCGTTCAAGAACTTGTTCTTTGGATTTTTTGCAAGGATTTCGTCCTTTGCAGAAGCAAGAGCTTCAACCATCAAAAGTGCCTTGAAGCGGTATGGATTCTCCTCACGAGGACATGCCTCAGAGAAAGCGAAAAGACGAGTTGCGTCCTTGAAAAGTTTGTCCTGAAGTTCCTGTCCTGTAAGTGCCATAGTATCCTCCTTGGCGATTATTGTTCGTGATTTACAATAATAATATAAAAGACACTCGTGCAAAGTTCAATTTTGCACTAAATAATATGAAAAAATATCGAAAGAAAATCATCAGTCCAGATGAAATTGACGAAATGATTGATGAACAAGTAGATGACGCCTGCCGTTTGAAACATCTTGAGCCTGTGTTGACTTGTAGTGGAAAAATGTATCATCAGCAAGGTCATAAAGGTATGGCACACGGAATGAAGTTTGACTCTTATTGGGAGTTTGCATATTATCTTTATCAAACAGAAAAGGAAGGAAAAATCGTTGAGAGAAACACTTCCGAAAGTATTGAATATATCAATGACACTGGAAAGATTTCAAAGTTTTACCCAGACTTTATTGTAGCTGGGCAATATGTTGAAGTTAAGGGTTGGCTAAGGCCGAAAGACAGATGCAAAATGGACCAATGTTGGCAAGTGCAGTTTGTCTTCGGCGATGATATTAAGCCAATGATTGCTTGGTTAAATCAGCATCACAAGAATTGGCGAGATGAGTACATTCAGACATTGTAACAACAAGTGGCTTATTATAAGATGGAAAGAACTTGCTTAAATCAACACCATAACCTGAATGTGGCGGGTCAAAGTTGTCATCTTTTGCAATAAACTCAACAGGAACGCCAAAGTTTTTCTTTTCAAGAACTCTTGTTGTTTCTTTAATAATAAAAGAATCTTTCAAAACATTGTAATCACTTGCAAGCTTATTTAAGATGTCTGAACAAACAACATACCAATGCTTTTCAATAAAGTAATCCCAGTCGCATTTCTTCCAAGTAAACAACTCTGACTTAATTCTTATTTCTTCGAGAATGTCCTGAACATAATCAACTTCTTCCTGGTCAAAGTCATAAGGTTCTTTGAAGAACAAACACATAATGCCGAACATTGAATAGTTTTCAACAGATCCCTGTGCAGTGACATCAATGAATAAAGGTTTTGTAACACCTGCTTTTGCACAGCGAATAAGGTCATCTTCAAAAGCAATTACTTTTGCATTTTCATCAAGGCCATTAAAGTAAAAATTGATAAACCACTTGAATATAGGATTGAACTGCTCAGGATTTGCAATAAGCCACATCGCAAACTCATCAGTGTTTGCTTTCTGTTCTTCTGCTTCTTCTGGTGTTCGATAGTTTTTAAGGAATAAGTTTTTGTAATAAGGATCAGGTCTTTGACTCAAAGCCATTTATAACCTCCACTTTATATGCTTTACCAATCTTGTTATTTACATACAAGTAATTTACAAGTTTTGCTGCAGTGTCTTCAGATATGCTTCTTGCACCAGCTTTATCTGTTACCCAAAAGCAAAAGTCGGCCTGCTCGACATCATAGCAGGCAAAGTATGAATTTTGTTTTGTTTCTTTGTTATATTTTTTGACTATCATTAACAATTAGTCTTTGTAATACTTTGAAATGCGGTCATTTATGTAAGCCTCAATTCCTGCGTGTTCTGCTTCATTGATGAATGTTGTAACAAATGCAATTTGACAACCTACATAGAAAATAATCACGCTTCTTTCAGAATCTTCTGTATCAGGAAAGATTGCAAGATAGTCATCTTCATTGTCATCACGCTCGTAATAAACTTCACCAAGGTTTTCAACCATAGTGTCATCGTAATGAAATCCATTTAATTTCAAATCTTTCATATTTTGATACCTCGCAATATCTATATTAACTACTAATTGCTAATAAGAGGCAGAAATGTGGAAATTAAGATCGATAAAAAGTTTTTTATTAAGCTTGGTTGTCTTGTTGTGTTTGGTGTCACCTGTTTTCTCGCAGGACGCTTTATCAGATTTGGAGGAGTTTCAGGAGCTAGCGAACAGCTTGTCTCAGGAATCGTACTCGAACGAGATACAGCAGATAAGTTATTGGACGAACTTGGTATTACAAGACCTGCAGGACAGTCCGCAGTTGATGCTGGATATGCAGTCCTTAGAGGAGTACAAGAGCTTGGCAAATCAAATGACGCAGCCCGACTTTGTATCAGCGAAATTGAGCGAGAAGTTGACATTACTCAACAAAACGCAGAAATTATCAAACAGTCTTTTGATGGGGTATCTGACGCAATCGACTATGGTTGGAGAATCGCAGAAGAACAAGCTGCAACATATGAACGAATTGTTAACACATTACAGCAATTTAATAAAGATTCTGGAGAAGATGACAAAGAGCCAACTGCAGGACCTCGGGATAGTCAATGAACAACTTGGTTTGATGCAACAAGAAACAGAAAGTTTGAAGATACAGATTGAAGCAAACTTAAGATTAGCTACAAAAATGGCTGAAGAGATTGCTGCATTAACAAGAATGAAAAAGAGACTTCGTACAACTGCTTATGTTGAACTCGCTGTAGGAGTACCTTGTCTTGTTATTGGATGTTTGCCAATTTGGACTCCTGAACAACAAAACATTAAAAACTTGTTCTTAGGAATTGGTGGAACTGCAACTGCTGCAGGCGGTTTTACATTTGCATTTACAATTACTTTTTAGGAGATAAAATGACAAGTAAAGAATTATGGTTAAAGCGCATTAGAAACTGGGCAGGATTCCTTGGAATGATCTTACCTTGGATTTCTTTAATTGGCGCGGTTATCGTTAGCATTGCAACAGGTGTACCTGCTGCATTTTGGTCAACACTTTCAATTTCAGCAACATATTATATCTGTCCCGCTTTGACAGGTATTCTTACTGCTGCTTCGATTGTTCTTATGTGTTATGATGGTTATGATTGGCGTGATAATCTTATTACAACAATCAGCGGTGTATTTGGAATTATGATTGTTCTTTTCCCTTGTGCTTGTACAGTTGCAGGAGCAACGGTAGGATTCTTCCAACTTCCTGTAGCAATTTCAAATATCATACACTGTATTTCTGCTTGTGCATTCTTTATATTACTTTCAATTAACAGTTTGTTCTTGTTTACACTTGGTGAAGAAAGTCCTACAAAGCAGAAAAAGATAAGAAATATTGTTTATCGAGTTTGTGGAATTGGAATGCTTTGTGCCTTGGTATTGATGGTTATTCCTGTAAGTTTCTTTGCAAAAACATTTATAGTTGAAGCCATTGCGTTGACATTCTTCGGTATAAGTTGGTTGGTCAAAGGACAAGCATTAGGCATATTAAAAGATAAATAAAATAAAAGGCGAGCTTTTTGCTCGCCTATTTTTATAAGCAGTTACTTAAAACCTCAAGTGGCATCGGTTTACCCCAAACATATCCTTGAACATAATCACAACCTAAAAAAGCCAAAGCTGAAAGTTGAGTTTGATCTTCAACACCTTCAGCAATAACTTTACATCCCATAAGATGTCCAAGTTTAATGATTATATCAACGAATGATCTATCACTTTCTTTAGTAAGCATTTTATCAACAAATGACTTATCAATCTTCAACATATCAACAGGCATTTTTGACAAATAATTTAATGAAGAGTAGCCTGTTCCAAAGTCGTCCAAAGCTGTTTTAACACCAAGAACTTTTAATCTTTGAACAACTTGTGCAGCTTCTTCAATATATCTTATATATGAACTTTCAGTTATTTCAATCTTCAAGTTCTTTGGCGGGAAGCCCGTTTCAGAAAGAGAGTCAATGACATTCTCAACGAAGCCTTTATTTGTAATATGCTTGCCTGAAACATTTATTGATACTTCAATGTCAGGATGTAAGATAACAAAGTCTCTCATTTGTTTCATTACATTATGCATTACCCACATATCAATTTCATAAATAAGTCCGCTCTTTTCTGCAACTTGAATAAACTGCTGTGTATTGATGTACTCGCCTTTCTTATTCTTTAATCTTATCAAAGATTCAAAACCAATAAGCTTGTGTGAATTGATTTCATACTGTGGCTGATACAACATTTCAAAAGTATTATTCTTGATAGCATTTTTCAAATCCTTTTCAGTTAAATAACGTCTCATTATTTCTTGGTACATATCTTGGTCAAAGAAATAATAATCGTTCTTGCCACCAAGTTTTGCTTTATACATTGCGGTATCTGCATAAGAAAGCAACTGTTGTAAGTCTGCAGTATCTTCATCATATAATGCCAAACCTGCAGAAGCAGAAACATAATTTGCAAACTTTGACTGAAGTGTTGTAATTGAATGAAGAACACTAGTTACAAACTCTCTTGTTGTTTCTTTATCTTTTGTTTCATAAATGATTGCGAACTCATCTCCGCCTAAACGACAAACTGTGAATGGATATTTTGACGGAAGTTTGCTCCAAGTTGTAGCAACTTCACAAAGTAATTCATCTCCAGCGTCGTGTCCTAAAGTATCATTAACTTGTTTGAAATTGTCAAGGTCAAGGAACATAAGATAAAAGTCTTTTCCCATCTCACTTTTCATTGCGAGTTCACGCAAAAGTCCGCGTCTGTTCAA